CCGGAGATCACGGACGAATTCTACGCCGACTTCGCCGAGCTGGCCGGCGCCGCCTGATCCCCCTCGAAACCCTGAGCCCCCCTTAAGCGCTCCGCGCGCCCCTTCATCCAGGAACACCCGCCATGCAACTGCCCCGTCAGCTCAAGGATATGAACGTCTTCAACGCCGCGAACTCCTTTGCCGGTCAGGCGATGAAGTTCACCCGGCCCAAGCTGGTCATCAAGACCGAGGACTATCGCGGCGCCGGCATGCTGGGCACCGTCAAGCTGGACATGGGCCTCGAGGCCATCGAGGTCGAGCACGAGTACGGCGGCGACATGCCCGAGCTGAACCGCGAGTTCGGGACGACCGACATCGATGGAAGCCAGCTGCGTTTCGCGGGCGCGTATCAAAACGACTCCACGGGCCGCTATGACGACGTCCAGATCGTGGTGCGTGGCCGGCACATCGAGATCGATGCCGGCACCGATGAGGTCGGCGCCAAGTCGGGCACCAAGTACAAGACCGCCTGCACCTATTACAAACAGACCCGCAACGGACGCGTCGAGTTCGAGATCGACATGATCGCCGGCACCTTCCTCGTCGACGGCGTCGACCGCCGGGCCGAGCTGCGCCGCATCATCAACTGATGACGGCGGGGCGCTCACTTGCCCCGATCGCGGCTGCGCTCCAGCGCCAGCGCCAGGATGACCTTGCCCGTCGTCAGGCCGCCGATCGTCACTTCGACCGCTTCCAGGCCGCGCTCACGCGGCGAACTCGCCGGGATCCTTCCAATGACCAAAGCCTCTGACCAAGCGCCTGCTACTGACACCCCGAACGAAACCGTGCCGTCGACTTCGTCGGTTGAGAAGCCCCGCTCGGGCGTGGACAAGAGCGGCCGCCCCTGGGCCCTGGTGACGCTCGACAATCCCGTCGAGCGCGGCGGCGAAAAGATCGTCGACGTCACCGTGCGCAAGCCGAAGGGAGGCGATCTTCGCGGCGCCAAGCTGACGGACCTCTATTCGGCCGACGTGGTCGCCATGTCGATCGTCCTGCCGCGCATCACCGAGCCGATGATCCACCGCCAGGAATTCATGGACATGGACGGAGAGGACATCGCCCAGCTGGCGGGTGAGGTGATCAATTTTTTGCTGACGAAGTCGCAGCGTCGGGAAGCCTCCCTGGCCGAGTAGAGGACGCCTTCGCGGACATCATGTTCGTGACCCATGGCTGGACCCGGGCCGACCTGATGGCGCTGGATCTGGCCGAACTGGCCGAGGAACGCGACCGCGCGATCGCCCTGTGGAATCGGGTCAACGGCCCCAAGGAAGCCTGACCGGTGGACAAGAACCTTCGCCTCAACCTGATCTTCAAAGCCGCTGGAAACGCCAAGAATTTTCTCAGCGGCGTGAAGGGCGAGAGCGACCGGACGTCCAAGGCTCTGGGTGCGGCCCGTGAGCGCGTCAGCGATCTGCAGAAGAGCGTCCGCAACATCGCCGCCTACAAGCGCCTGCAGGGTGAGCTGGGCCAGACGCGGTCGCGCCTGGCCGAGGCACAGAAGGAAGCCCAGCGTCTAGGCCAGGCGCATGCAGCAGCAGACAGGCCGACCCGCCAGCTGACCCGCGCCATGGAGATCGCCCGCGGCAAGGTGCGGGATCTGCAGGAGCAGGAGCAGCGCCGGCGGCGCGGCCTGCAAGATCTCCGGGGATCATTGGCCGAGGCCGGGATCTCGACCAAGAACCTCAGCGGCCACGAGATGCGGCTCGCACGCGAACTGCGCGAGGCCAATGGTGAGCTGCGCGAGCAGGCGCGCCAGCTCGAGGTCGTGGCTGCCCGACAGCAGCGCCTGGACCAGGCCCGAACGCGCTACGACAACACTCAGCAGCTGGCGGGGACCATGCAGGGCGCCGGCATGTCTTCGATGGCCGCAGGCGGTGCGCTGGCGGCCCCCCTGTTCATGGGTGGCCAGGCGGCCATGTCATTCGAAGACGGTATGCTGGACGTGGCCAAGGTCGTCGACTTTGATACACCGCTTCAGTTCCGGCAAATGTCGAATGATATCCTCGATCTGGCGACGCGTATTCCGATTGCGTCCGAAGGGCTGACCCAGATTGTCGCGGCTGCAGGGCAGGCCGGTATCGCCCGGCGCGAGCTCCTCCCGTTCGCCGAGGACGCGGCCAAGATGGGCATCGCCTTCGACACGACCGCTGACCAGGCCGGCACCATGATGGCCACATGGCGCACCGCCTTCCGCATGACCCAGCCCGAGGTCCGGGGGCTCGCCGACCAGATCAACTACCTGGGCAACACCGGGCCCGCCAATGCGATGCAGATCTCTGACATCGTCACCCGCATCGGCCCGCTGGGTGAAGTCGCCGGCATGGCGGCCGGCGAGATCGCGGCTCTCGGCTCTACGATTGCTGGCATGGGGGTCAGCGAAGAGATTGCCGCAACCGGGATCAAGAACACGGTGCTGGCCTTGACCAAGGGCGAAGCGGCGACCCGCATGCAACGGCAGGCCTGGAAGGCGCTGGGCCTCGACGCGGTGGCGGTCTCGAAACAGATGCAGGTCGACGCCGGCGGCACCATTTTGGATGTCCTGACGCGGGTCTCCAAGCTCGCGCCCGATCGCCAGAGCGCGATCCTGACCCAGCTCTTCGGATCGGAATCGGTGGGCGCCATCGCGCCCATGCTTACCAATCTGGAGCTCCTCGAGGAGAACCTCGGCAAGGTCGCCGACAGCAGCCTCTATGCGGGCTCGATGCAAAAGGAGTTCGAGTCCCGGGCCGCGGCCGCGTCAAACGCGGTCCAGCTGGGCAAGGAGGGTATCAAGGCGCTTGGTGTCGAGATCGGGAGCGCCTTCCTGCCCCAGATCAAGGCTGGGGCGCTGGCGCTCCGTGACGGCGCGAACCGTGTGCGGGCGTTTGCCCAGCAGCATCCCGGAGCCGTAAAGGTCATTGGCACTTTGGTCGCGGTCCTGGCCGCCGGCCTGATCGTCTTCGGCGGGTTGGCCATGGCCGTCGCAGCCGTGCTCGGCCCCTTCGCGCTCATGCAGCTCGCCTTGACCCAGACGGGTGTTCTCTTTGGTCCCCTAGTGACAGCCCTAAAGACTGCCAAATGGGCCACCCTCGGATTCAACACGGCCCTGCTGGCCAACCCTATGGTGTGGATTGCTGTGGCGATCGCCGCTGCGGTCGCCCTGGTCGCCTATGTGATCTATCGGAATTGGGGGCGCATCGGGCCGTGGCTGAAGGACTTGTGGAACGGCATCACAAAGACGGTCGGCGACGCCTTTGGTGTGATTAAGTCCCTGTTCCTGAATTTCACGCCGATGGGTTTCATTATCAGGAACTGGCAGCCGATCGTCGGCTTCCTGTCGGCGCTGTGGAACCTGGCCGGCGAAGTCGTGGGGCTTGGGCTCGACTACGCCAAATACCTGCTCGCCCGCTTCTCTCCCATGGGTTACGTCCGCAAGGCGTGGTCGGGTGTCACCGGCTTCCTCGGTGGGATCTGGGAGGGTGCCCGTAAGGTCGTCAGCAAAGGCCTGTCACTGATCGGCGATGGCCTCATGCGGTTCACGCCTCTCGGCTTCATCGTCCGCAATTGGGATCCGATCTCCCGCTTCCTGCAGGCGACATGGGACCAGTACCGGGGTGCCGTTCAAACGGGCCTCGACGCCATCGGTGGATTGCTGATGCGGTTCGCGCCTCTTGCCTTCATCGTCAACAATTGGGGGCCGATCTCCGGCTTCGTCATTGGCCTGTGGGGCAGGGTGAAGGGCGCGGTCTCCAGCGGCATCGATGCGATCAAGAATGTGATCCGCGCCTTCAACCCGCTCGACGCATTCAAGTCGGCCTTCGCGGATCTGTGGACTTGGCTGGCCGACCTGCCCGGCAAGCTGCTGAAGGCCGGCGCTGACGCGATGAACGGCTTTGCCCGGGGCATCCGGGGCAAGCGGGGCGAGGTGCAGGCTGCGACGGCCGAGGTCGCGCGCGTGCCTGAGGCCACTACCCGGCGCGTGACCCAGACCCGCTCACCGTCGCGCGTCATGATGAATGTCGGCCGGGACGTCATGTCCGGCTTCACCCTCGGCCTCGGCCAGGACGGGCGCGGCCCGGCCTCGGTCATGGCCGGCGCCGCAGCCGCGCTGATTGCGGCGGGATCCGTGTCCATGCCGGGCGTCCGGCCGGGGATCATCGACGGGCCCGATCGGGACGGTGCTGCGGCATCCTCCCCCTGGGCCGCGGTGGACGGATCGGGCCTTTCGCGCCCGGTGTTCGACACCGGCCCTCGGCTGGAAGCGCGAGCTGGCGCCACACCGGCTGCGTCTCGACCGAGCTCTGCGGGGCTGACGATCGGCACGCTCAGCATCACCATCGTCCAGAAGCCGGGCGAGGACGCCGAGGCGCTGGCTCGCCGCGTGGCCGAGCTGCTCCGCAAGCCCGACCTATCGAGCCTCTCGGATGATTCCGACAGCTATGGAGAGGCCTGATGTCTGACACGGCCATGCTGATGTCGCTCGGGATGTTCGGATTCTCGATCGACAGCGCCCTGTTCGACCAGATGCGCCGGCGCAGATCCTGGCGCCATCCGACCAACGAGCGGGTCAATGCCCGCCCGGCCGGTCAGTTCGCGGGCCCGGGTGACGACATGATTGAACTGTCGGGCATCCTCGCCCCCGGCCAGATCGGCCGCAAGGATGCGCTCGAGGAGCTGGCGGCCATGGCCGACACGGGTCAGGCCTGGACCCTCGTGGACGGGGAGGGCTTCGTCTATGGCGCCTTCGTCATCGAGGGCCTCGATGAGGGCAAGCGGAACTTCATGGCGGGCGGCATCGCCCTGCAGACGGACTTCAGCCTGCAGCTGCGCCGCATGGACGACACCGAAGGCGAAGAAGCCCCGGCTGAGGCTACCTCGTGACCCAGGCGCCCGGGTATATCCACCGCCAGGCCGCCTACGACCTGGTGGTCGACGGCAACAGCATCAGCGGCGACGTCTATCCTCGCCTGATCAGTCTGGGCCTGTCAGAGCGAAGGGGCACAGATGCCGACGAGCTCGAGCTGGTCCTGGACGATTCAGACGGGCGGGTCGCCATCCCGTCACCCGGTGCGGAGATCTCGCTCAAGCTCGGCTGGCGAGACCTGGCCGATGGCGGCACCACCAGCCTGATCGACAAGGGCACCTTCAAGGTGGATGGCCGGCGCCACACGGGAACGCCCGACCGCCTGATCATCAAGGCCCGGTCAGCCG